AATCTCTTAAAATTGATCCTTTAAGCGCAGGTAATGTTTTTCTTATTATGCTAATAGTTAATTTTTTGTTTTGAGCAAATAGTGGTTTTTTATATTCATGCATTTCTGTAATTAACCAAACTATGTATTGACAAATTGCGTATGTTTTTCCTGAACGTGTTCCACCCTGATGAACTCTAAAACGCTTTTCAGATTCACGTAAATTAGTAAATTGAGTATTAAATATTTGTTGGACTTTTATTTCTCCACTGGCTTCCATTCAATCAATGTTGATTTTAACCCCCCCTTGTGTTTTATTTCTTGACGTGTACCATTTAATCTATGTGCTTCATTATCTTCACTGATCATTTTCATTGCGGCAATTTGCAATGTAGGTTGATCACTATCAATCCATTTAGAAAGCATTTTTGTTTTTCTTGAAACTCGCATTTCCTCAACTGCCTTTTTTATAGCGTTTGATTCGTTTAATTTTAGATTATAAAAAGTGTTTTTTCCACAAGGTAAAAAAGCAACAATATGTTCAATAAACATTAGTCTATGTTTTTTAATTGCTAACAATGCTTTTTTTTCAAGTTCTTTTTTATCGTATGCCATTATTTTCTATTTGTATAAAAATTTATATTAAAACCAAATATTAATAAAAATATTTGAATTGTACGCCTTTTATTATCTGCGACAAAATCTAATTGTTCAATATCTTCATCAGAATAATTAATTCCAACAATTAAGCCATAAATTGGAAAAAAATCAATTTCTAACATTAAGAAAATTTTTTATAAAGATACAAATAAAAATTCCACATTTGTTGCATATAATCATCCTTATCATGCAAAATATTAGATGACTTATGTATTCCATCTTTTACATATATTAATTTAAACTTTCCTTTATAGGGTTCAGCATAAATTTTTATATTATTTTTTGAACACCACGAAAATGCATTGTAATGTTCTTGTTTAGTAATTACGTGTTTTTTCATTTTTTTTTGTTTTTATATAATAATTTTTAAAATGGAACGTTATCTTGTACAACGGTAAATCTTTGTCTTTTTTCATCGATTGAAATATACCCCCCACCATTTTTAAAATCGGGTGCAATTTCAAATTTACCTTGTTGTCCATTATCTTTTCGTTTTACTTTTTGAATATGTATCTGCACAACATCAGAACCAACAATTGATTTTTCACCAATTGATCTATAAACAGTGAAACAATTATATGCTTTATTAAAAAAATCACTTGATCCTGAAATATCATAAGGTGTAGGAACTTTATATATATTATTTTCAGTTTCCATTTTTCTCGGATGTGCAATCAAAAATAAATGTGTGTTTGTTTGTTGACAAAATTGTGTTATTTGGGACAATATTTTTCCAATATAATTATGATCTTTTTGTGCGCTATGATCTAAAAGATTATATGGATCAATAACACAAATATTAATTCCTTTTTGAAAAACAAGTTCACGAAATGCATTTAAAATACCATCAAGTGTTAAATTTTCAAAATCTATTTTAATAAAATAAAAATGATTTTCAATAAAAGATTTTGTTTTATTCAACAACTCATTATCACAATTTTTATTATTTAATTTATTGGCTATTCTTTTAATGTGTCCCTCATAGGGAAATGATTCAGGGGAAAACATTGCAATTCTAAAATCGTGGTTTAATGATAAATTACAACATATTTGATCAACAACATCAGATTTTCCCGCATTTGGTATACCCGTTACAACTGACCATTCACCAAAAGCCAATTTAAAATAATTATCGCTATTGCCTAAAAATATTGAATAGTTTTTTATACCATTGTTATTAAAATTCAGTACATCATTCCAAATATCATCAATATTTAAAATCCCCTCTAATGGAAAATTTTTAGCTGTTTTTAAAATATTTAACAATTCATTTTTTCCTTTTTTCATTAATATTTCATTAACATCTTTAAATTCGCCAAAATCTATATATTTACAACGATATTGTCCAAAACGCCTTGCCAGTTCATTCCTTAATGTTAAACCCGCTTGATCGTTATCAGTACATAAAATAATTTCGTTTTTTTCTTTAAAATATTCCCAACAATTATCCAAATAATCCAATCTTTGGTTCCCTTTAGATGCGCCATTTGGAACGCTACAAACAGAATATACCCCCGCTTGATGTAAAGTAAGCGCATCAATTTCCCCCTCAACAATATAAATTTTATTCATAGTTTTTATATTATCAAGACCATAAAAAATCAATTCAGCGTTTGAAACCATTTTAAAATTTTTTTCACCGTCTCGAAATTTTATATTTATCAATTCATTATCTCGATAATAATTAAAATTTATTGCTTTACGTCTTTTATTTACTTGCGGAAAAAATTCGATTGATTCTGTTATTTTCCAATAGTTTAAAGTATCTTTATTAATTCCTCTTTTTTCAAACCATTTTATTGTCCTTTCATTAAGTGGAGATTTAATTTTAACAGGTTTTATAAATTCCTTTTTTTCTTTAAATTTTACATTTCCAGACCACCCACAATTATGACAATTATAAACACCTTTTTGTGTATTAATTGACAATGGGCGATCATGTTTATTTTTTCGTTTAGTATAACATTGGGGACATTTTAATTTTTGTTCAATATAATTTCCTTTAGGAAAAATACCAATATTGTTAAATTCATTAATCATTTTTCAGGTTTTAGTTAAAATTATGTTTATAATTATGTCTTTCAGTATTTAATTTATAATATTCAAAAGCCCTCATTCCTGTAATATGTGAATCAGTTGGAACAAAATATTTCCACCCTTTTGATGCACCAATATTTATATAATAAAAGAAAAAACAAGCTAATTTTTTTGATTCCTTTTCAAATATTACGGTTGCTGTTTGATCTGATGTGGGAATTATTTCTTTTAAAATAAATTTTTCATTCTTATAATTACCTTGTCGATTTTTTATTGAATATCTATTTTTAACAGTTTCAACATATTTATTTAATTCAATTGCAGTTTCTTTTTTCATATTTTAACACCTTTTAATTCTTTTCCAAATTTTTCAAAAAACACATCAACATATTTAACACCTTGTTTATTTTTTTGTCTTAATTTCAATATTGAATAAAAATTTTGTGACCAAAAATCATCTTTTAATGCTTTCATAGTTATGTAGTAAACTTTTCGTGGCGAATATTTATCTAATCGATTTAATTGATCAATACATTTAACCCAATTAATTTTTTGAGATTTTGTTTGTGGTCTATATTTTTCAGGAAATAATAATATTACATGATTAAAACACTTAATAATATCATCATCAAAATCACTGGCTTTAATTTCTTTTTTTGGTGATTTAGATGTTTTATTTACTTTATTATTATTACTTATATTATTAATATTATTATTAATATTACTTTGTTGCGGTTTTTGCCGCTGCGGTTTAACCGTCAACGGTTTTTCCGATTTCGGTTTTTGCCTTTTCGGTTTGGCGTTTAAATGATAATTATAACCTGCAAATTTTCCATCAATCCTAATTAATTCACGTTTTAAAAAACCATAACTAATTAATTCTTTTATTTTATTATTTATAGCGTCTTTTCCCTCTTTAAAATGATTGCAAATAAATGAAACTGTAATTTCAAAATCACTGGTATGTGAAAATAAAAAACAATATAAACCCGTTGATCCTAAAGTAATGTTTTTAAATCTAAAAATATAAGATGGGACAACCGTGAAATTGTCATATTTTTTGGGTTTAAATATTCGATTAATTTTAGTCAATTGTTTTATTTAGGTTTTTTTATTTAATTATGAATCATCTAATAATTTTTTTATTTTATCACAAAAAGTTCTAATATCGCCAAATATTTTTTGAAAATCATCAATTGATATTTTACGATCATCAAATAATTCATATAAAACCTCAATTAAAAGTTCATATTCAGCAAGTGTCATCGTTCCAACATATTCATATTTTACAGAAATTTCACCCGCAGTTGTTGTTGTGCGCCACATTCTTTGATCAATTTCATTCCAATAAACATTCCTATATTCATTTTTAAACATCATCAAAATATTTTTTTATTTTTTCAATACATTCATCATAAGAGTTTGACCAAAAAACACTCCAATTCGCATTTTCAAGCGTTTTAAGACACTTTAATTGATTTTCGGTGGGTTTATTATAACCAACTTTAATTTCGATCGCTAAACCGCTATTTTGCAAATTAGGGGTAAAAATCATAATATCAGGCATCCCCGATACCCCCCCCAAGTATTTAAATTTATATCGCTCAAATGGTGTCCTTTTACCCTCATTTGGGATATGTACAACAAAAGCATTTTTATAATTTAGTTTTATGAAAGTCATTACAGCATTATGCAATTTATCTTCTTTTGTTAAATAATTATCAAAAGCATTCCCCATTTTATTCAGTCGATTTATACATATATCAAGTAAATTTAAATAATTACTTTTAAAATTTTTATCAAAAGAATTAAAATTATCAACTTGTCGTATTCCGTATAAAACAGTTGCATGATGATTATTGGTATATTTTCCAATTTCATTATATGTTGTTTTTTCCAATAATTCATTACATAATTTGAAAAACATAAAACGGGGGTAAACATACTCTCTTTTATTAGTTTTCTTTTTTATATCTACTTTAAAATAATGATTTGTTAATTTTAAAAATACATTTATTTTAAATTTATTAGAAAACATATATATTATTT